TTGCTATATTATTTGTTATAATAAGGGCCATTGAACGCGAAAGATAATATATTAACTAGGGCCCTTTATTACTAGGGCCATTATTACTAGGGCCCTTTATTACTAGGGCCTATTATTACTAGGGCCCTTTATTACTAGAGATGCCATATAGAAGAATATAAAAAAGATTATATTTTTTAAATAAAATTATAATTTAATATAAATAAGAATAAGAAATAACATCCATGGTTATTTCTCCTTAGAAAAAAAGTGACCTTTTTCCATAATTTTAGGTCACTTTTTTTTTCTTTTTTTTTCTTTTCTTCTATTTTTTTTTCTTTTCTTTTATTTTATCAATAATATATTAATATTTTTAAACAAATTTAACATTTAATTATATTAATATAAATAATATTAAATTTGTAAAAATATTTGATATAGAGGACATTTATGACTAAACATAAAAAAAGAGAATTTCATTGTATTGTTTGCGGATTAACTAAGCCATCTAAAGCATTTAGAAATGATAAAAGAGTAAAGTCTGGTAAAAGAAATACGTGTATGGTATGTGAAAATCTGGTAATTCGTGAAAATAAACAAAGAAAAAAAGAAGCATTAAAGGTCATTCGTAAAAAAGAAAAAGTTTTAAAACAAATGATGACTTTAAATGATGACACATCAAAAAAATCAGTAGATACAAGATTAAAAGAAGCACTTAAAGTTGTATTTGGTGATAATCTTGAACATATTGTTAATGAACTACAAAATCTTATATACAGTGATGAAACAAAAGATGCAGTTAAACTATCTGCTATTAATGCAGTTATTGATAGAGTCATTGGTAAACCTTCTCAACATCAAATAATAGAACAAAAAACTGTTAATGTTGTAATTAATAAACCTGATCTTAATAATGTTATTGATATACCTTAAATTATAACTACTTGATTTTATTGATATTGTATCATATTGTACTCGGCAAATGGTCTTTATCAAAAAACCCAAGTATTTGATATTATTAGATAAACAAGTTTTTTGTAAATTTTTATCAAATTTATTGGATATGTAAAAAACTCAAAGTATTGGAATCATTGAATAAAATGAATTTAGTATCATATTGTACTCGGCAAATGGTCTTTATAAAAATTTAAAATGGTGAATTATGGATGTAGAGAAAATATATTATGATAAAGTGAAAGATAATGGTAAAGTGTGGGTAGTATGTAAAAGAAGAAAGATTATGATAAAGTATCAATTGAAAAGAAAATTAAAGAGAGTTAAATTATGGATGTAAAGATAGATCTTAGTAATATACTTGAAGTGATGAATTCTCATTTTCATTGGTTATTAAAAAACAAATCTAGAAATGTGGTAATGCGTGGTGGTGCTGGTTCTGGTAAATCGTATTCAGTGATACAGAAATTATTATTTGATATATTGGTAAATTATGATAAGTCACCAGTTAATTATCTTTTATTAAGAAAGACGTTGCCAGCTGCTAAGAAGTCAATTATACCCTTATTAAAACATATAATGAAAGAATGGGGTCTTACGTCAGATATAGTTATTGAGAATAAGAGTGATCATACTTTTACATTTTCTAATGGATCAGTGATACAAATTGATTCTTTAGATGATCCTGAGAAGATTAAATCTATTTTTAATATTAGTAAAATAATGTTAGAAGAGTCTAATGAATTCACACTTGAAGATTATTTACAGCTTAATTTAAGATTAAGAGGTAATATTAATATTAATTATCAAATTTTCATATTATTCAATCCAGTATCAAAAGTGTCTTGGTTATATGATCATTTTTATATGAATGATCAAAGAAATACGATATTGCATCATTCCACATATAAAAATAATAAATTTCTTGATAACGAATATATTATACAGCTTGAAGATTTAATAAACAAAGATGAGCAATTTTATAAAATTTATGCTTTAGGAGAATGGGGTTCACTTGAAGGTTTAGTGTATAATAATTGGTCTGTCAAAGAATGGCCTGAAGAGATTAAATATGAAGTATATGCATGTGATTTTGGTTATACAAATCCAACTGCATTAGTAAGAGTAGCAGTTCAAGATAATGATATTTATGTAGATGAGATTTTGTATAAAACAAAATGGACTAATAGTCAGCTTATTAAATTTATTAAGAGCAATTTAAAACCTAGTGTAATTTATTGTGATAGTGCTGAACCTAATCGTATAAAAGAGATGAGAAATAATGATATAAATGCGAGAAAGTCTAAAAAAGAAATTAAAGATGGAATTGATTTTGTAAAGAGACATCATATGTATATTACACCAAGAAGTAATAACATTCAAACTGAATTAAATACTTATTCTTGGTCTAATTCGAAAGATGGTAAAAATGATAAAGATGTTCCAATTGATTTTATGAATCATGCATGTGATGCAATAAGATATGGTGTATATACAAAGTGGGGTAGAAAACAATCATTTGGTGTAATAACCTAATTATAATAAATATAACATAAATATAACTGATTGAAAAAATTATACAATGTGGAGTTGTCATCTTTTCAATATAAAGGAAATAATAATATGAGTTTAGTATTGAGTAGGGGCGTCTGGGTTGATGAATCAACCATACAGGAACCAACATCTACAAAATCTTATCAAGATATTTTATACTCTGTTAAAAATAATCGTTTAGAAAGTTGGGAAGTAAATAGTCAAGAATCCTTTTCGACAAATTATACAGTTCATAGAGCAATATCTCTTATAGCATCTAATGTGGCTTCTGTACCATTACGCTTTTACAAATCTAATGGTGATTTACTACCAAATGATAATCAAATTTCAAAATTATTTAATAGGCCAAATGTATCCACTTCAAATTTTGAATTATGGGAACAAAGTATTATAAATTTATTGGTATATGGTGAATGTATATGGTATTTTAATACTAATGATTATAATAGAGTAACTGAAATTTTTGTTGTATCACCTAAGTTTATGAAACATTATATTGATAAAGAAACTGGCCAAATAGATCGTTGGGTATTTAATAATAAAATTCCAATGGATGCAAAAGATATATGTTTTCTTAAACTTCCTGGTTTATCTGGTGTAAGAGGTATGTCACCAATTGATACTATTCTTACTGAATTACAAACAGATAAAGAAGCTGCTAAATTTAATCAATCATATTTTAAAAATAGTGCTCAAATTGGTGGTGTATTATATACTGATAAAGATGCTGAAATATCTATTGAAGAATTAAAAAAAGTTGTTACTGAATGGAACAATAGTCATCAAGGTAGTAATAAAGCATATAAAGTAGCTGGATTGTTAGGTGGTATGCAATATAAAGAAATTACTGCATCAATGAAAGATATACAATTTCTTGATTCAGTTAAAGATTTTCGTGATAAAATTATATCATTACTTGGTGTTAATAAAACCGTTATGGGTATTAGTGATGATGTTAATCTTGCAAATTCTCAAATGGGTATGAGACAATTTATTGAACTAACAGTTATACCACATTTAACAAGATTTCAACAGAAATTAAATGCAACTTTATTTTCAATTTTTTATCCTGAAATATTTTGTAAGTTTGACATTAAATCAATAGAATCATTAAAGGCAGATTTTAAAAAACAACTTGAATCAGCAAAAGAATTATTAATGATGGGTTATACAAGAAATGAAATTAATGAAAGACTTGATCTTAATATGCCTGATACAGATGATAATGATGATTTATTACCAATGAATTTGGTTCAAAGAGGTGTTACTAATTTATTACATACACCTGTTGTACCTGAAAAATCAGTTAAATTAGAAGTTATTGAAAAATTACCAGATATTGAAAATAAACAATCTTCTTATAGAGATGATTATTTAATGTCACAACAAAGTCAAGAAATACCATTTCATAAAAAAATGAAGTCTTATTTTTATAAACAAAGAAGTAAAGTATTAAAAATAATGTCTGATGCTAAGAATGTTCATAATATAACAAATGCTCTTGGTTCATTAATTGATAGTGAAAATATAAGATTGAAAACTGCTTTAACTCCATTATATGAAAATGTAGTTGAAGCTGGACAAAATTTAGCACTTAAAACACTTAATGAAAAAATGATTTTAAAAGAGCTTATATCATATGATGCAATGTATAATAGATTAAATAAAATTGTTGGTATAAATCAAACAACTTTTAATCAAATTAAGATGGAATTATATGAAGGTGCTAATGAAGGTGAATCAATTGAAAAAATGGCTAAAAGAATTAGGGGTGTCTATAATCTTGCTGAAAAAAGAAGTTTGATTATTGCAAGAACTGAAACTGCCACATTAATAAGTGAAACTACATTTGATGTATATAAATCTAAAGGTGTTAAAAAGAAACAATGGATTAGCACTAAAGATAGTAAAACAAGACAAACACATATACAAAATGATAATGATGGTATAATCGCAATGAATAAAACATTTAGTGGGACTGGTGAATTATTTCCTGGTGAAGTAAATTGCCGTTGTTGTATCAGTCCAATAATTGAATTGTAGAAAACCTCAATTTTATAACATATTGAAATTATAAATGGTTTTATCATTTTATCATAGATAAATGGTCAAATAATTTTTAATAAGTTGATGAAAAACTAAATTATTGACATCAAAATTGATGAAAAGGAAAATATAATGAAACAAAAAATAATAAAATACTCTACTGAGAAGGCACAAAAGACAGAAGATGATAGAGTTTTAAGATTTATAGGTAGTGATAAGAAAATAGATAGAGATGGTGATATAGTTGATGGTTGGAAGTTGACAGAATATAAGAAAAATCCTGTAGTTCTTTTTTCTCATAATTATTATGAAGCACCTGTAGCCAAAACTAAGAAAGTTTTTATGAAAGATGATATATTATATTTTGATATTGAATTTCCAGAAGCATCGGTTTCTGCAATTGGTGATTCATTATATAAATTATATAAAGGTGGTTTTATGAACGCCACATCAATTGGTTTCATACCTGATTATGATAAGATTGAATATCCAAGAACTAAAGGTGGCCCGAGCAGAATAATGAAGGATGTTAATTTACTTGAAATTTCATTAGTGTCTGTACCTGCCAATCCAAGAGCATTACTTCAATCTAAATCTATTGATGAAGCAAAAAGATTAAAAATAGTTGATGACTTGGAACTTGAACAAATTGCAAAGTGGTTAGTAGAAGATGATAATACAGATAAGGCTGATGTGAAAGATACTGATTATGATACCCTTCTTAAAGAAGTTAAACAAGATATAGAAAATGATAAAAAAGAAAATTACTTCTATAAACTATTTGAAATTTATAAAGATACTGTAGAAAATGAAGATAATATATATCAAGAAATGATTAATGAATTATCATAATAAAAAAAATATCACAATTAGTATAAATAATAATGAATAGATTCATAAGAATCAAAATATAAAAATTGATATAAGGTGTCAGGGTTGAAATAAACCTTACTGACCATCACTTATATTTAATATATTTAATAAAATAAAATAAAATATGAGGTAATAAAAATGGATAAAAAATCAGAATTAAAAGGTTTATTGAAAGAATTGATGGATGAAGAACTTGCAAAGAAAGAACTTGCAAAGAAAGAAGAAGCCTATGCTAAACTTCTTGAAGAAAATAAAGATTTAAAAGAAGCAGAAGAAAAAAGAAAAAACGCTAAAGGTAAAAATATTAAACTTGAAACACCTGAAGGTGAAAAAGTTGATTTCATTTATAAAGGTTATGATTTAAGAAATCAATGTGCCGATATTACTATAGCCAGTGATGAAACAAAAGATGAAATTGCTAAATTTTCTATTGATATGATTTCAAAAGCATCTTTAAATGAAGGTAACACTGGTGCATATCTTGTTCCCGATAGTTATGAAAATACTATTATGGCACTTGCAAGATTGCAATCAATAGCTCTTCAAGAATGTCGAATTTTCAATATATCTAGAGATGTATTAAAAATACCTGTTGAATCAACTAATACTGGTGTGAATGCTGCTGCATTTGGAACAGCTAATAATGAGAGTGATCCTGTATTGGCACAAATTACACTTGATATGAAAAGAATTGGTAATTATTCAGAAATTTATAATGATTTACTTGAAGATTCAGTATTTGATATTTCTAGTTGGTTGGCATCTATGGGTGCTGAAGCCATCGGTCAAGAAATTGATAATAATGTTCTTGGTTCAGGAACAGGTTTTACTGGTAATGCATTGACTGATGCAGGTTCAACAATAACAGTTGGTACATCAGCTTCTACTATTGCTGATATTTCTTATAATCATTTTTCATTGGCTGTTGCTGGTTTAAGTGAAAATCAAATTAATGGTGCTAAATTCTATATGAATAAACTTGGTGCTCATTATGTAAGAACACAAAAAGATGATAATAATAGACCTATTTATCAGTTACCTACTGCAGATAATGCAGGACAACTTTATGGTTATGATGTAAGATTAACTGATAAAATTACTGGTGCACCTACTACTACAGTACCATTTGTACTTTTTGGTAATTTGAAACATTATGCTCTTGGTATTAGAAAAGGTATGGAATTTCAAATTAACCCTTATATTAAAATGAAAGAAGGTATTTCTCAATTTATTTTACATGCAAGAGTTGATGGTGATGCACTTATGGATAATTCATTTGTAAATATTGCCATTGGATAATTGGATAATTTATCAATAAGCTCATTAAGTTGAGCTTATTGATTTTGATTTAGAGGGAATAACAATGATGAAACAAAGTGAAGATAAAAGATTTGGTGTGAGAATTGATAAAGATGAAATAATTAATAAAGTATGGGTATGTTTATCTTGTTATAGATATAAAATACAAGTTAATAAACCAAATGATTGTATTTGCCATAATCCAATGTTTGTTATAGACTTAAATAAGAGAGCAAATTAATATGACTTTATCACAATATAGTTTAATAACACTTAATGATGTTAAATCATATCTTAGTATATCAGGATCAAATACTGATACTGATGATGTTATTGCATCATTAATCAATAGTGTATCAGTTCTATTTGAAAATTATTGCAATAAGAAAATTATGTCAAGAACGTTTACTGATGAAAAATATAATGGTGATAATAGTAATAGATTATTTACTAAACAATATCCTATTATATCAATAATTTCTATTTACGATGATACTAATTGGAATTTTGAAGCTGATACACTTATATCAGCAGATAATTATATGATACATCCTGATATGAATAATGTTTATTTTAAAAATAATATACTTAGTATTGGTATTGGTAATATTAAAATTACTTATAATGCTGGTTATGAAAGTGTTCCAACTGATATTAAACATTCTTGTATTCTTGAAGTTATTAGACGTTTTAAACATAAAACTGATCCAGACGTATTAAGTAAAACTTTAAGTGATGGTTCAGTTGCTTTTGATACTAATTCATTATTAAAAGAAACCAAAATGATATTGAATAAATATAAAAGATTTGGTGTTGTATAATGGCTTTTGCAGAAGTAACATATAAATCTAAAAATGTTGTTAAAAATTTATCTGGTAAATTTAAAACAGGTTTTTATAAAGGTATTAGTGATGCAATGCTTTATGCTGAAAATAAGTCTAAAGAAAGTATTGGAACATCAGGTAAACCAGGTGTTATAACAGGACATTTAAGACGAAGTATTCAAGGTAGAAGTGTTAAAGATAAAGGCATCTTATCAAGTGATGTCATTTATTCAGCAATACATGAATATGGTGGTATTATAGTTCCAGTTAAAGCAAATGCTTTAAAATTTAAAATTGGTGAAAACTGGATTACTACACAAAAAGTTGTTATGCCAAAAAGACCTTTTTTAAAACCTGCACTTGAAGATAATATGAAAGATCTTGAAACTATTATTAAAAATGAAGTAATGAAGGGAATGTCATAATGGATCAAAGAAATACATATCTATATCAAATTGAAAATGATTTAAAAGAAAAACTTACCGTAGTTAATGGATATGATTTTACACCAGTAAGTATTAAAAGAGGTATTTATAATTTTCAAGATTTTGAAGGTTTAATGCCAGCAATTTGTTTTACTTTTATTAGTGAATCACCATTTGAAAGTGATAATTATCAAATGACATATGATGACATTGATACTAAATCAATAATATTAATGTTTTATGGTTATGCACAAACTGATGGATACGGTAAAAGTGATTTGATTTATCAAATGACTGCAAATATAGAAACATTTTTAAAAAGTAGTGATATGACATATAATGAAGATGTTATAATAAATAATATAGAAATAAAAGAAGGTGGTGTAACAGATCCTATTACATCTTTTTTAATGGAAACACAAATTATATACAAATATAAGGAGTAAGAATATGAGTAATTCTGAAAGAGGCAAAATACAATTTGAATCAGGACAATCAGCAAATGATTATGCTGTTATGACTGATAGTGGTGATCATAAAATATATACAATTTCTGGTGGTACTATATTTAGTGGTAAATCTGGATTTGAGGCAGTAGTAAGACCTAATGGTATTGTAATTGGTAGAAATATTTTATCAACTAATACAACTAATGATACAATTTCTGTAGCAGGTTTTACAGCTTATAGTAAAGGTATTGCATATGAAGTATCTGCAACTACATTAACAATAACAAGACCAACAGAAGAATATCAGATTTATTCTGTAGCTATGAATGATTCTGGTGTCGTGTCTATAATTGAAGGTTTAGAACATGCAAGTGCTCTTACAACAACAAGAGCTGTTAGTGGTGGTCCTCCTGAAATACCTGTAGATTCAGTAGAGATTGGACAAATTAAAGTAACATCATCTACACCTGCAGTAATTGATGCTGATGAAATTTTTCAAACCGTTGGTACACATACTGAAAGATTTGACTTTCCTACATGGGAGGTAAATACAATTGGTGATGGTGATAGTGCATCAGTATCAGCAAAGAAAAATTCATATGTAGAATTTGCATCAGAATTAGATGCCATTCATACAGGAGCAACATATAAACAAGTATATATTAGTTATTATACACCTATTTTTGCAGAAGCATCAAAAGCACTTGACTTTGTTCCTATTGAAAATAGTCATTCAGTAAGCTCTACACAATATTATAATGGAACTATTGCCAGTGTGTCTTCTACTTTAGGACAAGGTAAATTTACAGCATTATTAACTGATGGGGTAACTGATTCTTTGGTTACAAATAAAGATGAAATTCTTACTATTAAATTTTATCCTGATAGAAATAAGACACCTTATATCTTATCACAAGGTAAAATTGGACTTAGTAGAACATATCCTGTAGCTGGCCAAAATAAGGCATCTGTAACAATTAGTTCAGAAATAGCTTCAGCAGATTTTTCATCATAACATATTAATAAAAACTGAGGGAATAAAAATATGGGTTTTGATATAAGTAAATTTGATACAGCTTCATTTGAAAATAGAACCGCAACAATAAAAGTTCCAGAACTTCATAATTTTTTTGATGAAGAAGATAAAAAAGAATGGATTGTAAGAGGTTTAAATGCAGATGAATTGGCTATTATAAATGAGGCTGTATCAACTAATAAAAATATTGAGGGTGTTATTAGTGCTATAACAAGTAATGTTAGTTCAGATAAAGTAAATGCAGTAAAAGAAATTATAGGTATTCAAACTGACACTGTTCCAGATGATCTAGTAAGAAGATTTGAAATGTTAACTAGAGGTAGTGTAGAACCCAAAATTGATCATAATATATCAGTAAAATTAGGAAAAAGTTTTCCTACTACACTTTTTAAATTAACTAATAAAATTATAGAATTAACAGGACAAGGTCAATTGGGAAAATAAATGCCCTGTGGAATTCAACTAATATTCAAATAGCATTATCATTATGTAACAAAAATAATAAATTTTTATTTGAAGTTATACCTGATGTGTTTCCGCAGGGCAGATTAACAGAATTGGAAATTAGTCTTTGGGATAGATTTATAACAGATAGGAATAATAAAAATGGCAAATAATGTTGTAGAAATTATTTTCAAAGGCAATGATGAAGTTACTTCAACATTAAACGAAATATCATCTAATGTTGATAGTTTTAGTAATGATTTAGGATCAATAGCAGACCCTATAGCAAATGTTACTGAAATGGTGGTAAAACTTGAAACAGCACTAGCAGCAATGGCAGTTGGTGGTTTGACATATGCTACTGTTGAAGCTGGTAAATTTTCATCTTCAATGAATGAAATTAATACATTACTTGATATATCTAGTGATGATTTTAATGGTTTATCTGATGATGTTCTCAATTATTCAAAAAGCTCAACTGCATCATTAGAAGATATACAAAACTCTATGTATAATCTTATATCTCTTGGTGTTGATTATAAAGATAGTATAGAAACTTTAAACACAATTGAAAAATTGTCAGTTGCAACAAAATCATCATTGAACGATACAACTAATACTTTAATCGGTACAATGAATGCCTATGGTGCAGGTATAGATGAAGCATCAGATTATAGTGATATCTTTTTTACTATAATTAAAGACGGTAAAACTACTTTACCTGAATTATCAACATCAATTGCAAATGTTACAAGTATAGCAGCAACCGCTGATATACCATTCGAAACACTCGGTGCATCAATTGCCGCTCTTACAGCATCCGGTGCAACTACCAGTGCTGCTATTACACAAATTAAGGCAGCCATTCAAGCAATCATCAAACCTACAGAAGAAGCATCTAAACTTGCTCAAGAATTCGGTGTTGATATGTCAGCATCAGCCATAGAATCAAAAGGTTTCGAAGTAGTATTAAAAGAAATCTATGATGCAACTAATGGTAATATAGAAGTTATAAGTAAAATGATTCCATCTGTAGAAGGGTTAAATGCAGTTACCGTTCTTGGTGCAGATTCATCTGGTATATTTGCCAAAACATTAACTGATATGGGTAATAATGCAGGTGCTACTACAGAAGCATTTGATAAAATGTCTCAAAATCTCGATTTGTTATGGACTGAACTTGTTAATAACTTTAATGCAATATTCATTGAACTTGGTTTATCTTTTGAAGACGAAATAGCAGACCTATTACAATCCTTTTCAAATTTCTTTGGGTCAATAAGTGATGAATTTGATAAAGGAACATTTGATGAAATTGAAAATTTTATTAAAGAAACAATTAATAACATAACAGATTTTATGAATGGGTCAGCAGAAGATATATCAGCAGCATTAAATGATGTAGAATTTAGTGAATTTGTAGATTCAATTGATGGTGTCTTATCTTCTCTTGGTGGGTTATTTGAAGATATGGATTTAACAACACCAGAAGGACTAGCAAAAGCATTTCAAAGAATAATTGATAGTATTACATCATTACAAACAGTTATAAAAGATATAATAGATTATATAAAACCATTAATTGATGCAGGTGTTAGTTTAATTGATATATTTAATAATTTGGATACAGATACACAAGCATTAATTGGAACTGTATTAGCTTTTGGTACTGCATTATCTGGTATAGCTGTTACCGTTGGTGTTGGTGGGGTATTACTTAGTGGGCTTAGTACATTATCTGGTATGTTTGGTGGACTTATTACTATATTATCTGGTCCAGTTGGATTAACAATTGCAGTTGGTGCATTAGCAGTTGGTTTCATTACATTACTTGAAAATATTGGCCTATGGTCATCTGGTGATCTAGAAGCTTCTGAAGCAGCTTTAAGAAATTATGAAAATCAAAATATAAAACTTGGTGAATTACTAGATAAAATTGGTGAATTACCTGAATCTGTTTCTGTGTCAGCAGTATTTGATTTGATTAATGAAGGTAAATTGGATGAAGCAAATGAAATAGTTGATCAATTAACAGCAGAACAAAAGGAAATAGCCCTTAAAGCAGAACTTGATCAAGCAGAAGTTTATGAATTTACTGAAAATTGGGATGAAATATCTAATAATCCAAATACATCTTTAGCATTACAGGCAGCAATTGAAGAAGGTGATATTGAAAAAATTGAATCTATTTTATCTGGTGACTATGAAGTAGGTGTTGATGTTGATACTACTAATATAGAAAAAACTAAAAAAGAAATTGAAGATATACCTACTGATAAAAAATTAGATGTTAAAGTAGAAGATCAAAAAATAAAAGATATAAAAAAAGAAATAAAAGAAATACCAAGTGAAAAATTACTAGAAATATCTTTACAAGGTGATATTGATATAAAATTGGAAAGTATAAAAGCATCAAGTGAAATTATGCAAACCCAATTTGAATGGCAAGCAAAACTTGATATTGAAGAAATCCAATCTCAAACAGAAATAGTTAGCACTATGTTTGAAACTCTTGGTGAATCTATATCTGCAGTAACATCAACTACATCTAGTATGTTTGATTCATTAATTAATGGCATGAGTGACCTTAGTCTGTCTGAACAATGGGAATTTATGGATATATTTGAACAACAACAACAAGATCAAACTAATTTAATTAATGCCCAAATTGATCTTATGCAAAAACAAAGTGACTATTATAACGAAAAAACTGATTCATTAAATTCAGGTGATTCAATAATAACTATAGATTCATCTGGACTTGAACCTGCATTAGAAATGATCATGTGGGAAATATTAGAAAAAGTTCAAGTAAAAGCAAATGAATCTGGTTCAGAAATGCTATTAGGTATTTAATAAAGGAATTATATTATGATATCAATTTCATCAATTTCAATTGATAATAATGATTATGGTAATGTTATTATCAAAGATTATATTGATAATAGAGAAAATCAGTCAAGATTAAATAGATATTCAACTTTAGACGGTGGTACCGTTATTACTCACAGTGGCGTTACTGAAGGTGATAGAATAATAAAAATTAATTCATCTATTGATAAATCCGATTCAAATAAATTGTGGGATATGTTTAAAACTGAAACATTTTTTTTGATAAGTATACCTGATGGGGTGTTTTTATCATCAATAAAATCATTAAAATTAGAACCAGGTATTGTAAAAGCAACTATCTATATTAAAAATAAGGAGAGTGAATAAATGGCTATTATAAGCACTTTATCAAATCATTATAAAAAACAATTAGCAGAGGGAAATATAAACTTTTCATCTAATGTATATAAAATAATTCTTACGGATACTTCATTCACATTTGATAAAGATTTACATGCAACATTAGCAGATGTTACATCAAATCAATTATCAACTGGAAACGGTTATACTCAAAATAATAAAACTCTTGCTAATGTGTCAATTACAGAAGACGATACTAACGATAAAGCATCAATTACTTGGGATAATGTTACATGGACAGCTTCTGGTGGGTCTATTGGTGGAACTGGTGCAGCTTGTATATATGACGATACTACTTCCGATGATACTATAATCGGTTGCATTGATTTTGGGTCAGATTTTACTATTGAAGATGGAGTAAGTTTTCAGTTACAAAACATTCAAATAGATTTGAGTTAAGGTAAACTAAAATGAGTATAACAGCTAAATCAGTTATATTTGATATTGCAAATGATTATGGTGGGTCATATACTGGTGTCAGATCAATAGATTTCTATCTTGATGGGTCTCTTATTGATATGCCTTATGGAGATTATACAGCATATGGTACATCAACTTACGGTGCATATCAACCATATCACGCTTTTAATACAGACGAACCTAAAACTGGATCATCTTGGGACCCTGATTTGTGCGTATGGTTAAGCTCTTCATCATCTCCAAGATTAGTAATTGTATTTGATAGTGAACAAACTTTCGATGAAATAGTTGTTAATAATTACCATAATGAAGGTGGTGCTACTAATAATGGTATTAAAGATGTAGTAATATCAATATCTCCTGATACAATAACTAGCACTACTTATAATGCCAATATATCAAATGGATACCAAATTTTTGACGGATCATTTGATGAACATGTATCATCAGATGTACTAGATTCACAATCTTATTTGTTTTCTTGGTCTTTATCTTTTGTTAATTATACTGGGTCTATGTCTCCATCAGCACAACTTAACGATTCAAGAAACGATATTTTTCTTAATACTGATGGGTCTAAATTGTATATACAATCATATTATGATTCTGGTAATGTATATCAATATTCTTTATCTACTGATTGGGATATATCTACAGCATCTTATGCAAGTAAATCATTAGATCTATCAAACGAAAGTACAACAAATCATGGTTTCTTTATGTCACCTGATGGGTCTAAATTGTATAGTGTTAGCTCAGGCGATAATAAAATATATCAATATTCTTTATCTACTGATTGGGACTTATCTACTGCATCTTATGCAAGTAAATATTTCTTGACATCAAGTTATTTATCTACACCAGTTGGTATGTTTATAAATTCTGATGGAACAAAATTATACATTCAAGGACAATATGGGTCTTGTTACCAATTTACTTTATCTACTGCTTGGGATATATCTACAGCATCTTCTGATAGTAAATCTTTTACATTAGGTGGGTATGATGATGTGTTTTGGGATTTATCAGGTAAAACTTTATTTGGTTGTGGTGGTAATAATGTTTACGAATATCCAGTATCTACTGCTTGGGATATATCTACTGCAGGTTCAGTAGCAAATACATATAATACAAATTCATATACTGGCGGTAGTAATCAGGGTATGTTTATTAAACCAGATGGTAATGTTTTATATGTAACTGGATCAAATAAATTAATTACACAATATAATATGGTTACACCAACCGTTGTTATTGCATCAACATTTGAAACTATTACTTCTTTATCTATATCAGATATACCAATAATACAAGCACCAGCATTTGAAAATATCACTGATCTATCTACTGATCTATCATTTAATATTAACACTATAGCATTTGATAATGTTAATACTTTAGATGCATCAATTTTTATTGGAGTGAATTTGTCAGCACCAGCATTTGAAAATATCACTGATTTATCTACTGATATATCTCTTAATATTAACACTACAGCATTTAATAATGTTAATACTTTATCTGGTGATATGATTTATTCAATTATATCTACAACATTCGAAAATGTTAATACTTTATCTCTTAATTCAATTAATAACTTTAAATTAAAATTTTCTGATGTGTATTATATTTTTACATTAACTGGTGCAGCTAATGGAACTACTGATATAGAAATACCAATAACATCTTTTCAATGTAGTATGAGAAATGATAATCCAACATTTTTACAAGTAGTCGTACCATCAATGGATTATGCAGACGAAATTACTAATAGATCAGATGGAACTATTAAAATTGATATGGCATATAAAAAAGATAATAACTTTATTTTAAGAGAAACTATAGTTGAAGCAGATCTTGAAGATATAATTCAATATAAAGGTATGTCAAGTCAATCAATAGCATTAAACGGTTATAAAACAGAAACTTATAGTAATAAATCTATTACTTTACCTTCATCAAATTATAGATCAATAGAAAACGGTAAATATAGACATAGATTATCTCAACCTAATATATCATTAAGACCTGGCGACACTGTTACTATCTCTGGCGATACATTTGTGGCAAATGTAATAACTTATTATATTAGTGTCGAAAATAAAACAATGGAAATAAGTGAAGAATAATGGGCAAAGGTACTATCATATCAGGCGGAACTAATGGTAATTATATCATTCAGGTTAATTATAATCAGTCTAGATATAATAATCAAATAAATACACTTAATAATAATATTAATTGGTGTGATGATGAAATTATAAAAATTAATAATGATACTACTCTATCTCTAACAGAAAAAGAAGAAAAAATAAAAGAAATTAATCTACAAAAAACATCTTTTAATTTAAGAAAAAAAACTCTGGAAAATTCATTTAAAGAAGATTATACTGTGTCTGCTTGGTGTGCAGACCTATCAGAAGAATTATCTGGTGAAGTAGGAACAATAGAAATACCTGGTGAAGTCGGCGATGTGATGATAAAACCTGGATATATAAATGCTAATTGGACAAGTGATGATGGACAATTAATGAGCACTTCTTCAATGAATTCAGCTCAAGCTTATTATAACTTAGCCATAATGCCTTATTGGCAAAAATGGAAACCTACTTATAGATATGCTACAATATCTAATGTCACTGATACTACAGCAACTATAACTCTTGAACCAGCATCTTCAAGCCAACAAAATCTTAATATAAATAAACAAACTACATTCTCTAATGTAGAAATAGATTATATGGATTGCAATGGTCAGGCATTTACATCAGGAGATCAAGTATTAGTTCAATTTTTAAATAACCCTGATACACCAAAAATTATAGGATTTAAAGATAATCCAAAACCTTGCGAAATGACATATATCGGAACTTGGTCTGAATATGTCTTAGTAGAAGGCGTTTATGTAAAAAAATACTGGGTAATTGATCTTAAAACAGAATTGTTAGTCGATTTACCAAATGTAGGAAATCCATTTATAGCTAATGATATATGGGGACATCCAACTGCAAGCCCTAATGAAATGGCAACTTTACTAGAATCTGAATTAAATCTGAATTCTGTTTATGCTCCTAATTATGGTCTAGAAACTCGCATAGAAAGTGATCCTTATAGTTGGGATACTGATAATTATGTTAATATACCTACAGGCAATTATTTATTAGAAAATGAAATGACTAAAATTCGCAGTTGGGAAGTAATACCTGGATGGGGCAATACTTGGAGTGTTGATGTATATGATATTAATAACATTATTAGATTATCACATCATTACGTTAATTTTGGTAATACATTAGCAAATACAAGCGTTGGATTTCTCGGTTATGTTAATACTGATACTGGTGATGCATATTGGAGAGAAAAAGGTATGGTTTCAGTATGGACAGGTAGTGGAACTCTTAGTATAGAATATACAGAAGTATATTGGCAACTAAATACTGGAACTACACCATTAGTTTTACAAATGAGCAATATGACTAAATGGTCAACTATGAAAACATCTGTTAATTATACAGAAGGCACTTGGACTTCTGGCGATATAGGACATTTTATCATATTAAAATAAAGGAGTAATATAATGGCAGGAATAACTTTAACATATGTAAATCCAACTACTTTTACAGTTATGATGGATAGAACTGATGAATTCCAAGTTGGCAGAAGAGTTAAATTTGATAGTGATATATCACCTTACGAAAGATATGGAACTATTTTAACTTCAACTTATTCATCTTTAACTACTGTCGTATTAACTGATGATAGTGATGATTTACATTCAACCAGTGACGAAGTTTGGTATGGCATTATTAGTGCCAGTGAATCTTCTAGCTCAATTCCTATTCATACACATGACGGCGATGAAGGTAGTGGCGGTACACTTAATCATACAATTGCAAGTCATTCTGATACAACAGCCACTGGATCAGAACTAAATGAATTAACAGATGGAAGTAATACTACTTTACATGGTCACTCAAATTATGAACCAGTTGATACAACAATTTTAAGACAGGCAGATGTAGATGATACACCTGTAAATGATGATACAATAGCACCTATTAGCTCAAATTGGGCATTTGATCATACTGCAAATAGTGACGCACATCATAGTGAAAGTCATACAATTGCAAGTCATTCTGATACAACAGCCACTGGATCAGAACTAAATGAATTAACAGATGGAAGTGATACTACTTTACATGGTCATTCAAATGATAGAAATAGAACAAATCATACTGGAACACAAACAGCATCAACTATCAGTGATTTTGATACTGAGGTTTCAAATAATTCCAGTGTTGTTGCTAATACAGCAAAAATAACTAATGCTACACATACAGGTGAAGTAACAGGTGATGGTGCTTTAACAATAACAGATAATGTGGTTGATGAAGCCAATCTGAAACTTGATGAAGGACCAACTAATGACTATGTATTGACAGCAGATTCAACTAAATCAGGTGGTATGAAATGGGCAGCCGGTGGAAGTTCATCACCTTTGACAACAAAAGGTGATATAATTGTATATACAACAGAAGATGCTAGACTACCAATTGGAACTGATAATTTTGTATTGACAGCAGATTCAAGTGAATCAACAGGTATGAAATGGGCATCAGGTTCAAGTGCATCATCACCTTTGACAACAAAAGGTGATATTTATATTTATGGGACAGATGATGATAGATTACCAATTGGAACTAATGATCAAGTATTGACAGCAGATTCAAGTGAATCAACAGGTATGAAATGGGCAGATGCTTCTGGTGGTGGTGGTTCTACATTAGACCCAATTCCAGATACAGACCTAACAGGTTCAGGTGATATAGTTGAAATGACAGTTACAACAAATGATGTTGGTATAGGTTGTGCATTATCAATGGATTCAAATGGAAATTATATCGAATCAGTATCAAGTTCAATTCCTTGTATGGCATTAGCAAATGAAACAGGAACAGGAACTAAAGAAGTTCTTTTGAGAGGTTTTATGAGAAATGATGCATGGGATTGGGATGCAATAGGACAACCAATTTATGTATCATCTACATCTGGTAATTTAACACAATCAAAACCTTTTGATGATATGGTTCAACAAGTTGGAATTGTTACACATGCTGATAGAATATGGTTCAATCCAAATTATAGAATGGAAGAACCAGCAGTTGAGGGTTTATTTGTTTTTGGTGGTTCAACATATGATTTTGATGTTACTTATTGTCAAAATCCAGATGTTTGTAGTTTGACAGATGATAAAGTTGTTATGATTTATTCTGATGGTATTGATGGTATAAATGTAAAAGTAGGTGATATAAATCATACAAATATTACTTGGAGTAGTGAATCTGTTGTAGCAACACATACAGGTGCGACAAGGATTCAAACCATTTGTAAATTAAACAATAGAATGGCTGTATGTGTTTATATTAATAGCAGTGGTGCTGGTGAAGCAAAAGTTATTGAAATAGATGGAACAACCATTAACCAAGGAACAGGTGTTAGTTTTGGAACAATAAATTCATTAACATTAAGATGTTGTCGTGTAGATGGAACACATATTGTTATTATGTATAGACTTGGTACAGGTAAAGCTTATTGTCGTGTGGCATCCATATCAGGAACAACTTTAACTTTTGGGTCAGCTGTTGAAGTCTCATCAACAAGTGTAGTGAATTATTTTGATATTTCTTGTTTGAATAATTCTAAAATTATTATAGGATATAGTGATCCAACTAGTGGTGCTTACAATGGTAAATGTGTTTTAGGGTCTATATCAGGAACAACTTTAACTCTTGGATCAGCTGTTGAGTTTGAAAGTAATGTAATACTTGATATGAAAATAAGTAATTTGAGTAGAAGTAAGTTTTTCATATCATATAATGATGAAACTGATGTTGTTGGTAAATGTGTTGTTGGTGAAGTAGTTGGAACAGTTATATCTTTTGGAACTGCTGTTACTTTCAATACAACTGATACAGACGAAATTGCCGCATCAGTTGTTACATTAAATGATGATACAGTTTGTATCACATTTAGAGATACTGATTCTGATGGGACCACTTTAATTGCTAAAATAGTTGGAACAAACATCACAATAGGAACTGAATATGAGTTTAGAAATGCTGATATACAAGAACAATTAATAGGAACAACATTATGTGGTAAAAATAAAATATGTTATGTTTGGGTAGAATATAATGATATTGGTAGTTCAGTAATTGGATATATTGAATAATAATCTATAAAGGATTTTAACTGATGATACAATGGACAGGTGAAGGTTTTTATCAAGAAAAACAGCCAGAGTGGATTACTGAAAGTCAATTAGAGTGGTCTCCGGTTGAATTAAGTAATGAAATTACTGATGGTATAACTGCGATTGATTCTGTTATTATAGAAAATGTTTTAAATTTTTCAATTACTGATGGTATTTCCTTTAATGATTTAATTAGTATAACAGGCAATATTTTCAATAATGAAATTACTGATGGTATTTCTTTTAATGATTTGATCAGTATAACAGCAAATATAGTATCAACTTTACAAGATCAATTTAATATTAATGATAGTATTATTGTATCAAATATATTAACTAATGCTATAACTGATGCTATATCATTGGGTGATAATATATCTGGTGGTAATCTTATTATTAAAACTATTCAAGATGGTGTTCAAATTAGTGATGATTTGCTTGTTACTATACTTGTTAATACTAATTCTATTGATGGTTTTTCTATTCAAGAATTATCAATTAATAATGTAACAATTAATAATACCATAACTGATGGTTTATCATTAACTGAAACACTTACCTCCATTCAAATAGTTAATACATCATTAACTGAAAATGTTACTATTAATGATACATTAACAAATACCATTGAATCATTTTATACTATAACTGATGATTTATCATTAAATGAAACTGCTATATTAGATATTTCATTTGGTTTATCATTAACTGAAAATGTTACTATCAATGATACATTACCTAATAATTCATTTGATATGATAATACCTACTACTGATATGTTTGAAACTAATAGTACATCATATCCAAAAATTGTATCACTTGGTTCAAATAAAGCAGTAGTTCTTTATACTGATTCAAGTAAATTATATGTTAAATTAATTGATATAAATGGTTATACTTTAACTTATTATACTAAAGTTCAAGTAAATGGACAATCAATTAATACAAAAATAGTTAAATTAAATGATACAACTATGGTTGTATATTATAATGATATTGATAATTCAAGTCATGCTACTTTTAAAGTAATTTCTTTATCAGGTAATACATTATCAGTAGGTAGTTCTTTTACAATTGGATCTACGGCACAATGGGAAATGTGTGAATTAGATAAAAATCATTGTTATATTTGTCAATATGCTTTATCTGGTGGTAGAAAAGTTTTATCTGTATCAGGAACCACTTTATCTATTGTATCAACTAGTGTATATTCTGAAACACATGATGAAGTTAGATTGGCAAGGATTTCAGATAATTTAATAATTGAAACTTTTGATGGGTCATCTGATTATATAAAAGGTCAACAAATATCATTTAATGAATCTTATACAATTAGTGAAACAGCTTTTTCAACACTAATATCACCAACTATTAGTATAACAGATTATCAAATATGTAAATTAACAGATAGTAAATTACTGATAGTATATAAAGATGATGATACATATGGTAAAGTAAAAGTTCTTGATTTAATTGGTAGTAGTATATCAGAAGGGTCTGAATATACATTCAATTCATCAACAACAAGTAATATAACAATAGATTCTTTATCGTCTAATAGAGCAATTGTATCATATGATGATACAAATAATTATACTATACTTGATGTATCTGGTACGGTAATAACATCAACTACTATTGATGGGTCATTATCAAAGACATATCCATCAATATCTAATCTTAGTAATACTAAAGCAATTGTATCATATAGATATAATACTAAAGGTTATATTGACATACTTGAAACAGGTAATTCTTTATTCAATTTTAACGTAGAAAATAATGAAGCAGTAACAATTTCAGAAACCATATTTGCTGATTTAGATGGTGTATTTAATGAAATTGTTACAGATGGTTTATCTATACAAGAATCGAAAGATGATATAATAACATTTAGTCCAGTTATTATAGATGGTATTATTATAGATGAAACTATTTTAGTTAATAATATTCTTAATAAAGTAGTTACAGATGGTATTGTTATAGGTGATATAGTATCGTTTGGTAGTATTTTTCTTGATACAATTATTGATGGTATAACGATTACTGATGATATTTTAGTTAATAATATTCTTAATAAAGTAGTTACTGATAATGTATTAATTAATGATACCTCATTAACAATTGTTGATTTTTCAAATATAGTAAATGATAATGTATTAATTAATGATACCTCATTAACAACTGTTGATTTTTCAAATATAGTAAATGACAATTTTGTAATTAATGATATAGTATCATTTAATAATATTTATTTTGATACAATTATTGATGGTATAATGGCTAATGAGTCTATATCAACAAATATAATTATTAACAAATCAATCACTGATAATGTAACTATCAGTGACTTAACTTTAATAAGTTTATCATTATCAGTTACAATGATTGATAATGTAGTAATCAATGATGGCCTATCTATTGAAAATGTAATAACAAATGATATACAAGAAAATATAACAATAGGTGACAACTCCATATATCAATTATCAATAGATAGGTTTATCACTGATGCCTTTAATATTAATGATACTGAAAGTAATGTAATAGTTTTTAATACTAACACCACTGATGGTTTATGGATTGGTGAAGTATTAGATGAAAATGTTTTATTTGTAACAAATGTTTTAGATGGTACATCATATGGTGATATAATAATAAATAAATTATCATTTGATTATAGTTTAATTGATGGAATTGTATTAGCAGATGAAACTTCAAAAGATTTAATATTTAATATAAATATAACTGATAATGCTTTAATTAATGATATAGTAACAAATATTATATTATTTGCAGAAACCATAACTGATGATATAAATGTTAATGATATAATATTAGATTCATCACCTGATGAAATTGCAATTAAAATTAATTTTGAAGCAAAAAATAAAAAATATAATTTTTATGTTTATAATAAAACATATAATTTTACAATAAAGGAGTAATAAAAAATGAATACAAAAATGACAACAACTGATAAAGTTAATAGTCAATTAGAAGCAAATACGGATAATATAGAATCAATGAAACTTGGTGGTATATATAAGTTTGAATGTTTTGATAAAAATGGTGATTTAAAATGGACAGAAGAAGGTCATAATCTTGTAGTTGATACTGGTTTAAATTCTCTTCTTGATGTTTATTTTCATGCAGCAACTCAAATTACAACTTGGTATATTGGTTTGAAAGGTGCTGGTTCAATTGCAGTTGGTGATACTTTGGCATCTCATTCAGGATGGTCAGAAATTACCGATTATACTGATAATAGAAAAGAATATGTTGAAACAGCAGCTTCATCTAAATCTATTACTAATTCTGCATCACCTGCATCTTTTTCAATTAATGGTACAGCTACCGTTGCTGGAGCTTTTCTTTGTTCTGTAGCTTCTACTACTTCTGGAACTTTATTTTCAGCTATTGATTTCTCTGCATCTAGAAGTGTTGCATCCGGTGATACTTTAAATGTAACTTATACATTTACTTCTGCTGACGCTTAATAAATTTATTGCCCTATATTAGTATAGGGCAATTTAAAGGATATATAAATGCCTTCATTTGAATCAAATAAAAATGTAGTATTACAACCACTAGATGAAAATGTTTATATTAATTATAGATTTTCAACTTGTTCAACATCTGCATCGAATGATGGTTATTTGCCTTTTGGTGCAACTATTACATCAACTACATTAACAGCAACAAAATTTGCAGATGAAAATAATAGAACAATATCACCTATTACTGATATTGAATTAGCATCTTTATCAAATTTATCAAACAATATCATTACAATAAGATTTAATTATCCATCTACTAACGGTAATGGATATTATAAGATAAGAATGAAAAATACTTTATCAAATGGAACAATATTAGAAGCTGATTTTAATAGAATTATAGCTAAAGATATATAAAAAAAAGATGGGGTCAAAGATGGGAATGAAGAAATCTTTAAATAGACGAATGACAGATACATTTGAAAATATGACTGACCATGATATATTGATATCTCATAATGTAAAAATTGATAATATATGCAATCTGATAAGAGAAAATAATAAAAAACTAGATAATTATATTGATAAATTAGATAATAGATGTATAATAAATCATACTAAAATTAATGATCAAATTGATGAAAACATAACAAAAAATACCATTAAATGGGGTATTGGTATTGTTTTTATTATATTTGTTGGTATTATATCAACTATTAGTATTAATCAAATATTAATATCTAAACATACAACTATGATTCAAAATAATAAAGATAATGTTATTAAAGTTGAACAAGAACTAGAAAAAAATAAAATCTTTATGAAATCTAATTATAAATCTCTTATTCATTTAAAAGAAATTATAGAGCAATAATTGTTCTGTAATGTGTGCTACTAATTCAATTCCCTCAATTAGTAGCACACTTTTTTATTTCTTACTATATATATTATAACTACCTGTATAATAAATTTCATCATTTACTTTTATCTTTAATACATTTTCAAATCTAGTCTGATAAAAATTCACTTTTGACCATAATTTCAAAACCTTAAATTCACCAGATTTCAATTTTAATAAAGTGAAAATAGCAGCCTTTCTTTCATTCTTCCCATTAAAATGAAGCAATCTAATTATATCATTAACATTATACGATATACAACAAGTCTCTGTCATTACAACACCAGATTTGGCAAAAGATATGCCAGACATTATTATCAATATCAATATTACCATAATAAATTTCTTCATTCTTCATCATCTCCATCAAAATAACCATTTTTAATTAATTCATCAGTTATTTTATTATAAATGATGTATGATAAGTCTTCTGCAATTTCTACTTCTGTCTTTTCTGTTTCCATAATTTATTCTCCTTTTTTGTTAATGTTATAAAAATAATAACATAGATCAATACATTAATCAAGAAAATTTTTAATCATATTTTTTGTATTAGTCTTATTATCTTGCCAATCGTCTTGCCATATTTCTAATAAGTCAATACCTTTAATTATACATAAATCTCTTTTTAATTTATCTCTTACTCTAGTTCGTTTCTCTTTATGATAATATCCTTGTATTTCTATAGCCTTATTCATCGATCCAATAAATATATCAAGTTCTAGTGACCTATTGGTTTCTGGATTTTTTATTTGTGATATATCATTATATGACATTAACTCTTTATCAAAAATAGATTCAATCCAATTTCTTACTTCAACTTCAAATACACTATCTTTACCTTGCTCTTTCATAAAACAATGTGCACATCGTCTACCTCTTAACCAATTAGCTACTGATATAGTAAACTCATTCTTACATTGTAAACAATAACACAACATTATCTTATGTGAATTAATATATTCTTTCTCAAGTAATATTACATCTTCTTTAAAAAATAGTTCTTTTATATCATTAAATTCTTTCTTGTAATTACCTATACATCTTGGACAATCAAATCCAGAATTTATATTATTCCAATTCCGATTAACTATATGATCACCTTTCCTACAATATAATTTCATATTAATCTTTGAATTAATATAATCATCACTTAATAAATCATAACCATGTTTATCTAATTTCTCTATCATCTCTTCTCTATTATACTTTCTCATATCAACATATCCCCAAATTCCATAATTTTTAATATATCTTATCCATTATTAAATTAATATGATAATTATAAATATCAATATATCTCCCATTATCCCATAATTCAACAAAAGGCTGTAACACTATATACTTCCCATCTTTTACACTACCAAAAATATATACCATGTTTTTACTCTTTAACTCTTTAAAACCTTTATAAAAATCCATACCTATAACTCTATCTAAATAACTCTTCTTATACTTCATTATTACTTCATCAGTCTCTATAATATGACCTACTATTAATAATAATATCTTTATCGATGATCTATATAACTTTAAATCTTTAATCATATTATATAATATCATCGGAATAGGATAATCTTCACTCATTATTATATTATCTAAAATATTTAATTCTACAAATTTGTTCATTTTAATAATTTATATCTGACGAAAACTTTATTTCAAGAATATCACCTACATTTATTTTGAAATCTTCATTAAATATCTTCTTCATTATTTCTTCTTCTTCACTATTATATAAAGATGCCCTCTTTAATTTGAAATCAGACCTGGATTTAAAAGAACAATATACATCACTTTTAATATTTCTAGGTACAACATTATCAATATACGTTATATTATCAATCTTTATCATATCATTTATTAATACATAACTCCCAATCTTTTTGTTTATCATATCTTTATACCTCTATTATAATGTAAATTCATTAATTCTAAAAAATTAATCATACCACTATTATCAATCTTATCCTCTTTAATCTTATCTAACGTTACTTTAATAATGTCTAATATTATATTTTTCAATATGTCTCCATCTTCTAATCGAAATACCCTTTTATACATTGAAATTATGTTCTTGGCATTCCCTATAAATCGATCCCTATAATACCCTTCTAATCGAAATACTTTTAATCGATAACTAGACTCTTCAATCTCTTTCTCTATATCTTTTAATATTCCTTTCTCTATCATCCAATGAGTACAAGGCTGCATATATAAATCTCTACCATCTTTCTCTATTATCTGTAAATCTACCAATCTCTTCTTATATGATATACTGGTTGACTTAGATATATCACTAAAATTCGCAAGATATTTTAACGTATATCTATAAATAAATGTATCACTATCTTTATCAAAAATACTCATATTATACATATTATGTATGAACTTACCTAAATTCCTATTAAAAAAACCAATCTCTATTAAATAATTTATACCAATTCGCATATCTTCTATATCTTCTACCATAATTATATCTCCCTTAATTTACATCAATCTCATATTCTTCAATTTTTTATAACTCTTTAACTTTATTATGTCTTCTTGCGTTCGTTTGATATCTCTCTCTTTAGAATCTATTATATTATTCTCTATCTTATATTTCTTTATCAACTCTTTATTAAAATTTCTCTTTCTCTTCTCTACAGTAAATTGATACTCTTTCTCCTCTCCTAATATCATCCATTTCTTATCCATTATACCATCAGATATATACTTGTTATTTAATTTTCTCGCAACTATCAAAGGTAATACCCAATCCTCTATATCATTTAATACTAATTTATATGATATGTTCTTAACTAATTTGTTATATCCTGACCTCTTGTTTATCATCTCTTCATCTCTTCCACATACTTTCTCTTTCCTTAATACCTTCATCTCTATCATTTTATTAAGACTTCTATAATACGACTTTCTTGGATAATTATACTCCTTTATAAATTGTGTCGGCATATACGATATCTGATAAGAATGCCACTTCTTAAAATGAAATATTATATTAATAAAAAATTCCTTCTCACTTAACGTAAAATTAGAATGATTCTTAACATCCATATATAACTGAGAAATCTTACTATATCCAAATGTGTGATAATTATTATCCATATTCTACCTTCTCTTTACTACTAAATAAGTGTGGGTGTGGTAATATTCAAAAGGCAGTATTCACGTACTGCCTTATCTTTTACTCAATCTTGTAATTATTAATCCATTGAAGAATTATAAACCTTATTAAGCCAGATATCGTCGAACCTTCTATCTTACATATATCTTCAATACGCTTAACATCTTCCTTTAAAAACATTACTCCAATTACCTTACCATTATCACATAACTTCTTTTTACCTTTAAATTTGTTCATATCATACATCCTCTTTAAATTGTTTTACTAAAAATCCTCTTCTTCAATTCTATTTAGCATATTTTTTAATTTTTTTGTTTTTATTTTGTTTTTATTTTATAAGTCCAATTACATATAAAAATTACACCTAAATTAAATCACTCAAAAAAATGTCAGGGTGACGCACTTTTCCAGAATCTGCGTCATGGTGACATTTTTCTAGTGTCAGGGTGACGCACTCAAAAATAAAACTGCGTCATGGTGACACAAAAAAATGTCAGGGTGACGCACTCACTATAATATATCTTTAATGATTTCACAAACTTCCAGACAATGAATAATACTATAACTAAACTTATTTCTTTTTTAACTATATCTCAAAACTAAACTTAATTAACAATACTGGAACCAAGTTAAATTTAAAAAAAATTAAACCAAGTAAAAAATTAAACCATGTGATATAAATTAAAATACCTTACTGGTGCAAAAATTTACTATTAAATTTTCACTTATATACATTTTGTATACTACACTATCAATTCTAAATACTTTAAATCTAATCTAATCATGTGATATAAATCTAATCTAATCATGTAAAATTAAACCATGTGATATAAATTAAAATACCTTACTGGTGCAAAAATTTACTATTAAATTTTCACTTATATACATTTTGTATACTACACTATCAATTCTAAATTAAACTACTTTAAATCTAATCTAATCATGTGATATAAAATTTATTTTTTTTTTAGTTGACTTTTGCTATATTATTTGTTATAATAAGGGCCATTAAACGCGGAAGATAATATATTAACTAGGGCCATTATTACTAGGGCCCTTTATTACTAGGGCCCTTTATTACTAGAGATGCCATATAGAAGAATATAAAAATATAAGAATATAAGAAGAATATAAAAAAGATTATATTTTAAATGAAATTAAAATACCTTACTGGTGCAAAAATTTACTATTAAATTTTCACTTATATACATTTTGTATACTACACTATCAATTCTAAATTAAATTACTTTAA